TAACTGAGCAAAATAGCTCAAAGGAAAATACAGCTAGACATATTGCAGTCTTTTCGGCTTTTACTGAAGGTATGCAATTGTTTTCTTCGTTTATTATGCTGCTTAATTTTCCTAGGCATGGTAAGATGAAAGGTATGGGTCAGATTATTACCTGGTCTATCGTGGATGAGACGATGCATACGGAGAATATGATTAAATTGTTTAAGACATATATCAATGAAAATAATGAAGTATGGAATGATGAATTAAAAGGCAGCATATATACTATTGCCGAAAAAATGGTTGAGCTGGAGGATAAGTTTATTGATCTTGCATTTAATGTTAATGAGATGCAAGATCTAACATCTGACCAGGTAAAGAAATATATTCGTTATATTGCTGACCGTAGACTAATTAGTATGGGAATGAAAGGCATATTTAAAGTTAAGCGTAATCCATTACCCTGGGTTGAGGATATGATTAATGCACCTACGCATACTAACTTCTTTGAAAATAGAGCCACCGATTATGCTAAGGGTGCACTATCGGGTGATTGGGACGATGTATGGGGTAGAGCAGCTTGAAGGAAAAATATATTATGGCGCATATGAAAGTGGCCGAAGTATACGCTTCCCTTTCAAGTGCAAAGAGGCTTCAGGTAGGTGCAATTGTTGTAAAAGATAACCGAGTAATAAGTATTGGGTATAACGGTACCCCTTCGGGGTGGGATAATAATTGTGAGACTGTAAAGACTGGCTGGGACGGGGAGCCTAAGCTATCTACTCTACCAGAAGTAATACACGCAGAAGCAAACGCTATTGCAAAACTTGCCAGGTCAACTGAATCTGGTTTAGATGCTGATATGTTTATTACACATGCACCGTGCATGGATTGTGCAAAAATAATATATGGTGCAGGTATTAAAACCGTGTATTATAGAAATAGCTATCGAGATTCAGATGGACTCGATTTCTTAGGTAGGTGCTTAATTCCAACAATAAAAATATAAAGATGTATAAACACTACACATGCGATGATTGCGATGCAGATTTTAAGGTTAAACACGAATTAGACGAATCGTATTACGATGTTAATTTTTGTCCTTTTTGTGGAGCTCAGATAGACGGAGAAGAAGAAGACCCTGAAGATAATGAATGAGTGATTGGTTATATAATGGTGAGCCTTTTTTAGACCCTGGAGAACATTACAGCTATGTGTATATTATTACAAACAAACTTGACAGTAGACGGTACATTGGTAAGAAACTATTCTGGTTTATTAAGCGCAAGCAAGTCAACAAGGTCAGAAAACGTATTAAGGTCGAATCGGACTGGAAAGAATATTGGTCTTCTTCTGATGAACTACAAGCAGATGTTCTACGACTTGGAACAGAAAACTTTACTCGCGAAATAATTTACCTCTGTCCCAACAAAGGCACTGCTAATTATCTTGAAGCAAAAGAACAATTTGTACGCAGTGTACTTGAAAATAAAGAGCAATGGTACAATACCTGGATTAGCGTAAAGGTTAATCGCTCTCATATAAAAACCTGGAAGTAACGCTTGCCAGTAACTTCGTTCTATTATATAATTGGTATACTATAACAAAGTATGGAAAACTATATGCAATGGTATATTAATGCAAGTGAGTATGAACAGGAAATATTTCGGGACTGGTTAAAAGGGGTCCTACGCATGTACGAAGAAATTCAAATTACCTTTACTAAAAAAAATGGTGAGCAACGGGTAATGAAATGCACTCTTAAAGAAACCATAGTACCGGTCTATGTAACTAAAACTAGCGGGGGGAGAGCACAAAGCAACGATACATTATTTGTATATGATCTTGACAAAAGCGATTGGCGCTCATTTCGATTTGATTCGGTTACACAAATTAATTTTAATATATAATGGTACGTAAAATATCTTCGGGCGCAGGAGAACCTTCTGGTATTACTCCTGAAATTAATGATTATGCTTCTGCTCTTTCTAGGGCATTTAACTTTTACCACCAGGATAAAGATAAAAAAGATGCAAGGCTATATCTCAAGGCATATGTAAAGCATAAAGACAGTACCTTTAATATTAAGGTAATTGATAGCGCTGCTGATAATAAAATTAGCCTTACTCTAGGTTGGTGTGCGCGTATCATTAGTAATGGTAATACACTAGCACCTAAGCATATTAATGAGCTAAATTCCTATCTTAAAGAACTATCTAATACTAAGGTTGATGAAGTTATTGTAGCAGTAAAGGAAAAAATTAACCGACCTACTATTCAAGACTACATGCAGGATAAGATATCTGAAGTGCTGGGGGAGATGGAAGGTGTTATAGATAACTTCATTAAAGAAGGTAATGTATTTGATCTTTATGGGTATCTGAAAGCTAACTCAATTCCACGCCCTTATTGTTCTCATATAGAAGAATGGACCAAGAGAAAAGCTCGTGAGTTTATACAGGTATATCAAGAAACGGATAAAGAAGCAAGAGCTGCATACTCGTTAACGAATAAACAGCTGGTTCAGCTTATTAAAATGCTGGGACAGTTTATTCAAGACCTGGAGAAGTTCTCGCAGTTTAAAAAAGCAAATCGTAAACCAAAGGTAACTAAAGTAAAGCCGCCTATTGTACAAGTAGCAAAACTTAAGTATAAGAAAGTAGATGAAGCTTTGAATCTGAAATCTGCTAACCCAGCTGAAATGGTTGGAGCATCTCAGGTATGGATTTATAATTGTAAATATAAGAAACTTACCGTATACCGATCTGATGCTCCACAGGGTATTCAGGTTAAAGGTACTGCGTTACAGAATTACCAACCTGAGTTGAGTGAGCAAAAGAGTTTACGTAAGCCCGCAGAAACGATAAAGTACTTGTTAACTGCAGGTAAGATTCAATTACGTAAAATTATATCCGATCTTACTACGAAACAGACTAATGTTTCGGGTCGTTTAAATGAAGATTGTATAATTGTAAGGGTTATTAGGTGATTTTAATTGATTATAGCCAGGTAATAATATCTAATCTGATGGCAGAGATTGGGGGGAGGTCTGATGTAGCTATTGATGTAAATCTTTTGCGTCATATGGTTATTAATACTATACGTAGTCATAAGCTTAAATTTGAGGGTGAGTACGGTGAAATAGTAATAGCATGTGATAGTAGACACTATTGGAGAAAGCAGTATTTTCCATACTATAAAGCTAATCGTAAAAAAGCTAGAGAAGATTCTAAGTTTAACTGGCAAGAAATATTTGATGCTATTAATCTTATTAAGAAAGAACTAGCAGCTATATTTCCCTTTAAAGTTATAGAGGTAGATGGGGCAGAAGCTGATGACATCATTGCCTCCTTAGTTTATTGGTCATTGGATAACGATGTAAGAGAAGGTACTTTAATACCTGATCCAAAACCGCTACTAATCGTATCGGGCGATCATGACTTTAATCAGCTACAAAAATATAAGCATGTAAAGCAGTTCTCTCCTGTATTAAAGAAGTTTGTTAAGGCAGAAACAACCCCAGAAGAATATATTATACATCACATTATTCGAGGAGATAAGGGTGACGGGGTACCGAACGTTCTTTCTAATGATGATAGTATTGTATCTGGAGAACGACAGACATCCATATCTACTAAAAAATTAGAAGAATGGATTAAAGATCCTACTACTATGCCTACCGATGATAATTTTAAACGTAACTATCATCGTAACAAAACTTTGGTAGATCTCTCTATGATTCCAAAAGAGATACAAGAACAGATTATAAATACATTTACAGAGTACCCTTTAAGAGATAAAGGCCAGTTACTTAATTATTTTATGAGTAACAGAATGAAACAAATGATTGAGCACATACAGGAGTTCTAAAATGAATCTATTGGTATCAGAAATTCTAGATAAAGCCGAACAAGCAAAAACACGTCAAGAAAAAATTAAAATTCTACGGGAAAATAATAGTGATGTTTTTAGGTGCTTATTGCGTCTAAACTTTGATCCGGGGTTTAGTATGAATCTACCGGAAGGTTCTCCTCCATATAAAAAAGAAGTTGATAAACCTGTTGGGTATAACGAGTCAAGTCTCATTAAAGAATATAGACGTTTTTATATTTGGTTGACCCCGCAGCCTTCTTTATCCCAGATAAAAAAAGAAACTCTGTTTGTCGGCTTGTTAGAGGGGTTACATTGGACCGAAGCTGAAGTAATGATTCAAGTAAAAGATAAAATTCTGCAGAAAAAATATAAAAGTATTACTGAAGATCTCGTCAGAGAAGCTTTTCCGAAAACATTACCACCACCAGTACCTACTAAGAAAAAGGTGGCTGACCCTTTGGTATAAAGTCTCTCTGGGCTAAGTTAAAAACTCATTTTGAAAAACGAGCGGATAAAGTAGCTTGGCAGGTAAGCTCAGATATACCTGAGTCAGAGAGATTTTATAACGTCAATTTAATACGGCGTCGACCTCGCAGTAAATAACCGTAACAGTTGCTTTTATCTCTAGATACGCTATAATAGGGTATAAGGAGAACTTATTATGATTTATACGAATACGAAGCCTTTGACTAAGGCTAAGAAAAAGCCTATAGCTGAGCGCGAGCAATACGCTAAGTGGTGCGCGCAGTATGGTATTGACCCTACTGGTAAGACTAGGGTAAGTAAGAAGTCTACTCGTACCTTTAAGGTGCAGCCGCTAGTACCTGTACCTTATGTTCGTGAGACTACTTATTACCCTAGCCGTAGTACTGGTGCTGATTCGTCCGGTGGTACGCTTAAGCCTGTTCCTGTTTATACGGGCGATAAGATGTTGGGTATTGCGCAGATGCATAAGTCTAATGCTGTACCTATATTTAAATCCGAAGACGCTATTGATATTGCGCATATGAGACGATAATGAATAATATTATATACAATGCAATTCGTACTCCAGATGGTACGATATTAGAATCTAAAAATAGGCATGACTATCAAGTCCATATGGATAAAAATGGTCATGAATATATGGTAGATGGCGGGCTCGATTATTTGAGGCGCTATGTTATAGATGCTGCTCCTTATGAAGAGTTAAGTGTTACTTTAGAAGACGGTCATAATAAAGTACGTGAAG